GCTAAGACAAACAGAGCAGTATATCCAAGACGCCCGTATCATTCTCAAGAAAGATTTTGACATTGACAGAAGGCAATTTACCGCGGACATTTTAAGCCAGCTTTCTACCCTACAAAAAGAGGCCAGAAACAGCAATCAATTAAACGTAGCTTTAGGCTGTATTAACTCAATGGCTAAGATTGCACAGATTACAACATGAGCATCTTAACTAGAGAAGGATCAGTATTAGATATTGCAGGTACTAGCGGAGTTTCGATTGATATAAAACAATTATTAGCAAATATTAGAAATGATCTTCACGAACCACAAAGGGAGTTCTTTGATAACAGCAATACTGAAATACTAGGCTTATCCGCTGGTTATGGAGCAGGGAAAACTAGAGCGCTTTGTGCAGTATGTGTGAAACTAGCAGCACTTAATGTAGGATTTACAGGCGCAGTAATGGAGCCAACAGGTTCATTGATTCGAGACATTTGGCAAAACGACTTTGAGCAATTCTTGGAACACTATGAAATACCTTACTCATACAGAGCTAGTCCTTTACCCGAATATATTTTACATTTGCCTGATGGTGATACAAAGATACTATGCAGAAGTTTTGAGAACTGGTCTAGGATAATTGGTCTAAATTTGGCTTTCGTGTTGGCAGATGAAATAGATACAGTAGCCCCATCTGTTTGTGATAGGGCATTTCCAAAGATTTTAGGTAGGTTAAGGTCTGGCAATGTCAGGCAGTTTTGCGCAGCGAGTACACCAGAGGGTTTTAGATGGATGTGGAATACATTTGGATCTGAGGCAGCACAGGAGAGATCAGACCGAAAACTAATAAGAATGAGGACACAAGACAACCCACACTTACCAGAAGATTTTATAGAAAGAATGCAAGCAAACTACGACCCTAGTATGTTGCAGGCTTATCTCAACGGAGAGTTTACCAACCTCACAACTGGGCAAGTATATGACAGATTCGTAAGAGAAGATAATATTGTAGATACTATTCCAAGTATCCAGATGGAGCCATTAAGGATAGGCGTAGACTTTAATATTGGAAATATGAGCGCGGTGATAGGAATTAAATTAGGAGAAAAATTGTTAATAATTGATGAGATTGTATCTGCACATGATACAGACGCACTTGCTCAGGAAATACAGCGTAGGTATCCTTCTAATAAGATTTACGTCTACCCTGATGCTTCAGGAGGCAATCGTAGTACTAATGCAGCAAAAACAGACATACAGATTCTTGAATCCTATGGCTTCACTAATCTTTCAGCCAAAAGCAACCCAGCAATCAGAGATAGAGTCTCTGCCGTACAGGGTTTGTTATGCAACGGAAAAGGGCAAGTACGTCTACAGATCAATGCCAGTTGCAGACGTATGATTGAATGTCTTGAGTTACAGAGTTATACAGATAAGGGCGAGCCAGATAAAGACGCTGGCTATGACCATATGAATGACGCACTAGGCTATCTAGTTTGGAGAGAGTTCAATCCATTATTTGCACGTGCGGGCAAACCTACAGGCATTAGAATATATTAAGAACATGGTACTATTGAGGCAAAACTGTGTATAGCTCACTAAATATTTACAATCAGCCCATTACACAAGCTGCTACAACAGTTGCCAGCCCTAATGCGGCCTATCAAAGAATGGCACAATTTTGGGACTTGATTACAGATCTAAAGGAAGGTACATACAAGATCAGAAGTGAACATAGAAAATATTTACCACAAGAAGCCAGAGAGACAGACGATAGTTATGACGTAAGACTAAGTAGGTCAACAGTAGTGCCATATTTGCAGCGTATAGAGAAAATGCTTTCAGGTATGCTGGTAAGAAAGCCAGTAAGACTAGATGATGTATCGGACTTAGTAAGAGAGCAACTATTTGATGTAGATTTAGAGGGTAACGATCTCAATGTGTGGCTCTATCAGACAGCAAGGCAAGCTATAAGCTTTGGTCATGTCGGTGTTTTAGTAGATGCCCCTAAAGAAGGAGACAAGACTAGGCCATATTGGGTGACATATACACCCAAAGATATTTTAGGTTGGAGGTCTGAGATCATAGAGGGCGAAAGGCAGTTGACGCAGTTAAGACTAATGGAACAAGTAGTAGAGCCTGACGGAAAATACGGAGATAAAATTATCAAACAAATTAGGGTATTAGAAAGAGGTAGATATGAAATTCACAGGAAAGACGAAAAGAAAAACGAATATAAATTATTTGATGAAGGAGAAATGAGTCTAAAAGATAAGATTCCCTTTGCTGTTGCATACTCGAATCGAGTTGGTTACTACGAAAGCCGCAGCCCGCTGTATGACATTGCAGAATTAAACCTTAAGCATTATCAAATACAATCTGACCTTGATAATATTTTGCATATTAGTTCTGTACCATTGCTTGCTGTCTTTGGATATCCCAATGCTGACGAGATAACTACTGGACCCAGTGAGGCACTATCTTTGCCACCAGAGTCAAGAATGGAATATATTAGTCCATCAGGAGACAGTTATGATAGCCAGTTTCAGAGATTAGCAGATATTAAAGACCAAATAAACACACTATCACTAGCAGCTGTACTAGGTCAGAAGTTAGTAGGAGAATCAGCAGAGGCCAAGCAAATAGATAGATCGCAGAATGATTCGACCATGATGGTAATAGCGCAGCAGATGCAAGACCTTATAGACAACTGTTTAAGGTTTCACAGCCAATACTTAAATGAAGCTAATGCAGGTAGCTCTTTTGTTAATAGAGACTTTGTTTCTGCAAGATTACAGCCACAGGAAATAACCAGCTTACTAACATTGTTTACTGCTGGAACTATTACACAGGAAACATTATTGAACCAATTATCTGCTGGAGAGGTCTTAGGAGACGACTTTGACGTAGAGGAGGAGATTGAAGGTACACAAAGCGGTGGCTTAACAGAATCAGAACCACCTGAAGAGCCTGATCCAGAGCCTGAAGAAGAAGAGGAGGAGGCACTAGAGGAAGAATGATAAATGAGTATTCCAGAGGTATTCTTTAGGGAGACTATTGACCTAAATAGATACAGTAACGCTGTAGCTAATAAGTTTGTAGAAAACTATATTCAAATAATTTACGATACTACAAAGCAATTAATTGAACTAGATAAAAGGCAAAAGAAAGCAGGGGTAAATATAGCAGTAGCTCCACAAACAAGAAAAAGACTAAGAGCAATACTTGCACAATCGAAAGCAAGTATGGACAGATGGAATAAAGATGCAACAAAGCAAATGATAAAAGAAATGGAAGGATTAGCAAAGATACAGACAGGATTTATAGAGGGCGAATTACAGAAGGCTGTAAAATCTGGCAGTATTCCAATAAATTCAGTTGCAGTTAACCAAAGATATGCAACTTCATTTGTTAAAACAGACCCTACAAAAATAAATATATTTACAAGTAAGCAGTTTACTGAAGATGATTTTATAAAGTTTGGGTCTGGGAAATTTGAGCTAACTGCTAGGCAGGGTGCAATGATGACTTTGCCTAATGGTGAGACAGTAGAAAAAGCTTTTAGAGGTATAGCTACAAGGAATCAAGCATTATTAGCAAGAACTATTAGAGCTGGTGTATTTAGTGGAGAATCAGTAAATTCTATTGCAAAAAAATTAGTTGGTGAATTAAATTTTGAAGATACTGCAAAAGCCGCTGGACAGACAAAGCTTGCAACTCATCAAATCAAGACAATAGTAAGAACTTCAGTTAATCAGGTACAGAATCAGGCTTCTCAAGCTGTATATGCAGCTAATAAAAAAGTAGCGCCTAGATATGAATATGTAGCAACCCTAGATAGCAAGACTAGCAACGTATGCAAAAGGCTTGATGGCAGAAAGTTTCAGTACAATAAGGGACCAACACCACCCCAACATTTCAACTGTAGGTCTACCACAGTTCCAGTTGTTGACTATGAAGGGTTAAGTAAGCGCAAAGGGTTTGAAGATTTAACAGAACCACCAGTAGGAAAGGTAGTTAGTAGACCTAGTGCTACTGGAAGAGTCCCACAAGGCACACAATATGGTGATTGGTTATTGCAACAAGATAAAAAACTACAAATAAAGACTCTAGGCACAGCAAAAAAAGTCGATTTTTTTAAGAAATTAGCGAAAAAAGAAGGCTCAGGACACGCGGCAATAAGGAAAATGATTAGGAATGATGGAACAGAACTACCACTTAATAAGTTAGAGAAAATATATGCCAAGCCTGTAGTGGCTAAAAAGGTAGCAGCACCAGTAGCTAAAGCGCCCAAGATCAAGACATCGCCAACTATGTCTACTGAAGGTGTTGATACATGGCTTACCAAGAATAGATTTGGAGATATTCAGGAGTTTACAGAGGAAAGCTTAGACGGAATGGAAACTCTAGGCGGCTTGACTGAAAAACATATTAAGAAGATGCGAGCATTCATGAAAAAAGGCAATATTGTAAATCAATTCAACATGAAATATGAAAAAACTGCAGATATTACTAAGTTAAGGCAAAGATTTTTAAATGGTAAAAATTTAGAAAATTTTGCAAAGTCGAATGAAACTGTTATTAAAAGATTTAGAGCTATTGATAAGATTCCTAATGAAGATTTGATTCAAGAGGTTAAGGATTGGAAAGTAAGGTGGAATGGTCGTGGAAATCTTAAAATAGGAAGCCATGAAAGGTTGTTTGAGAGAAATATAAGCATATTGAAAAAAGGAGGAATGATTGATACAGATTTTCAGAGAAGAGTAGTTAACAGTTTGTTTGGTAATGCCACTGGCAGTACAAATGGCTACACCATTATGAACTCTGGAATGGTTCATACCAGATTAAGAGACGGAGCAAAAAAAATTAGTACAGCTAGTGCTAAAAGAATAAAAAAAAGTGCTGCCGACACATTAAATAACAATGCCAAACTAAGTGGAATCAAAGGTTCTGCATATGAAAGACGATTACAGGCAAGGAAACTAGGACTAGAAGATGAAATATGGTCTAACTCAGATCCGATGGACGCAAGTATAGATTGGTTCTCTACTTTTGTTCATGAAATGGGACACCAAGTACATTTCCAAGCTGGCATGCCAAAGCTAGGAAGGCGTTTTATGAACTTAAAAGGCATGACCTATCCGACTCAATACAGTCGTAAAGATGTAGCAGAACAATTTGCAGAATCTTTCACACAGTATGTTTTTAATCCAGAAGGGTTGCAAAAGAACGCACCACGTCTGTATAAATGGGTAGATGAAACCTTTGAGGAGGCCATGAAAAACTTATGACACCATTTGAAGCGCTAGAACTATCAAGAAAATTTCCTAAAAACAGATCAGTAGTAAAACGTATTTACGATGCACTGCAAAAAACTAGAGGGGCTAATAGAAAAAAATTTGAACAAATTATCGAAGGTTTGTACGTAACTGCCATTGATGATGAGGACTTTGACATACTTAACAAATACTTTGGATAGCTATGCCATTAAGAAAAGGTAAATCACAAAAAATTATCTCAGCTAACATT